GATATTATCCGGGTCGCTCTTGCGGTCTACCCTGTACCATGTCAGGCGCAGGTCAACCGGGTATTTTGTGATTGACGGGATTTCGCACGCCGCAAGCGTTACCCGGTAAGTTTCATCGCGCTTGATATTGCTTGCCTTATGCCGGTTACTATTCGCCGCCGCGATAAACTGATTGAGCGTCGTAAACTCGCCGGCGTTATGGCTAAGTGCGCCGTCTAGCACCTTTCAGGACGCGGCGCTGACTGTTCCGGCGGTACTAGACAACGCAACAGTAAAGGGCATCAAAGACCTGAGCGGAAACAATCACCACTTTGTCGATACGGCCACTCATCCGCTGACTCTAAAACTAAATATAATTGGCGGCTTGCCTGTTCTTCGTGGGGCGGGAGCCGGGTATTTAGAAAATGCAACACTGGACATTGAAGGTCTTTTTACGGCATACGCCGTTATTCAGTCTAGCGAAACAGTTGGCAATAAGGGGTATTTCGGAAGATGGGCAGCCCCGTCACAAATCGCACTTCTTCATGATGGTATTGTGACAAATAACGGAAAAGCACAGGCCATTATAAAAAGCGGGACGGCGAATAAAATTGTAACGCTTGGTGCGCGGGGAACATCTGCGAGAGTGCTAGTTTTTCAATACAACGGCTCAAATATAGTTGGAGGATATGAGCTATCCAGCTTGACAACCGGCGACGCGGCAGCTTCTTTAGATAACTCTAATTCTGGCTGGGTGCTGGGCGGGTACTCCACCACATCTTTGATGACCGCTGATTTTGGAGAGCTTATCTTGATAAATGGCGCGGACACTACCGCGCAAATAACGCAAATGGTTACATATCTCGTGAATAGATGGACGATAAACCCTTAGAGGGTGGCGACCCATTAACGGCACACGATACGCCAGCCAATGTCTATGTGAGCGGAGCATGATGTCAGGACTAACGGACGCGGAACCTATAACAATGTCTCAAGTTGTCAACAGTATCAATGTGATACCTGGTGATGCTATATTGTTGCGTGGCGATGTGTTTGACAAAGACTATTCTTTTCACTTCAACGGAACGCAGGAAAGTAACATAACAGTCAAGCCGTACCCCAACGAGACTCCAAGAATAAACGGGGGGCTTGGTATCGATGGATCATACACGACTATTCGAGACGTAGAAATATATTGGGATGGCTGGTTATCTAGACTATCTTCTCAGGCAAGCAGCGACCCGTCAGACCTGATTAGGAAAACTTTAGGCGGAAATTCTACAAACCTAAAACTAATAAATTGCATCATTCGCGACTTGGGAAGTCCATTTTTTGGCACATCAATGTTGAATCTGGAGTTATATGGTTGCGTTATTTATCATAATGGATGGAGTGCCCCAGATAGGGGTCACGGTCACGGAATCTATGTCCAAAACAGTACAGGCATAAAAACGATAAAAGACTGCATTATTTTCAACAACTTTGGCTGGGGCATACATGCCTACTCATCGTCTGGAAACAACCTGAAAAACTTGATATTTGAAGGAAATACATGCTTTGGATCAGGGAAACTTCACTCCGCTAGTTATCCAAACTTCTTACTTGGCTCTGGTTCTGGTCAGGCCGATAATTGCCAATTTGTAGCCAATATGAGCTATGGCGCGGGCGGCTTGCAGTTTTACGAAGATGGCGCGTCTGGTGTAGTCCTTACTGATAATTATATGCCGGACGGGATAACGGGAATATACGCGGCAACCACAGAAACGGGTAACTATTGGGGGCCGGAAGTTGGCAACCGTGTTTTTGTAAGGCCAAACGAGTATCAAACCGACCGGGCAAACGTGACTATTTATAATCAGGATTTAGCTAATTCTATAACCGTTGACCTATCGGGTGTGACAGGGCTTGTTGCGGGAGATAGTATACTGGCCCGCAATGTACAGGATTACTTCTCAGACATACAGACCTTGACCCTTGACGAAAACAAGACGGTTATAATCAGTATGCAGAGCAGAACAGTCGCCGCCCCGATTGCTTGGACTGCCCCGGCGACCACGTTTCCGGCGTTTGGATGTTTTGTAATTGAGAAAGCATAACCATGCGCAACCTTCTCGCCTTCACCGCCTCACCCATCGAATACGCCCGCTATCTGACCGGCGCGTTACTGTGCGCCATAGGTCGGCACGACTGGCGCGCGGTTCGGCCTGTGTCTGGCGCGTTCGTAGCCTATGAGGACTGCGGGCGCGATGGGTGCGAAGAGAAAAGGAACTTTATCAGACGATGAAAGCATTTTTTCGAGACATAGTGGAAACCGTAAAATACTGGACTGCGCAAAAGTTTTGCGAATGGTTCGGGCATTCGTTTTATGCCAGGCGCTTTCGCGGTCGCTTTCGCCTTCCGTTTATTTGCAGGCGTTGCGGCTCTTGGGCTTATCGCGTTGATACGCACACCGGAAAGCAGACAGCCAATGATAAAAAAGTCTAAACTTCCCGTGATAACCCTTACCTGCCCGGCGTGTGAGCGCGAGCATCATACGCTACTGCTGGGCGTGGAATCCGCGATCTACATTCCATGCGATTGCGGCAGGGTTATCGGGTATTATTTGATAGGAGAGACTAAGTGAAAAAATACCGTACTCTCGTAAAGCGCCTGAATGTGCGCAAAGCCCCAAACTCTGCCGCTGTTGCGATGGACATGTTACCAATCGCGTCAGAGTTCTTTTCGGACGAAGAGAAGGCGACAGCATCCGGCCAGCTTTGGGCGAAGCGAGCCACAAGTATAGGCGGCTGGTTGTGCGTCTATGACCGGTCAACTCGTTATTGCGAAGAAGTCCCGTTGCCAGTCCAGCCCGCTGAGCTTCCGATTGACCCCGCCCCGGCTGACATAAATCAGCGCGTGGCCGATCTTGAGCGCACGGTTGCAAGACTTTGCGCGGTCGTGGGATTGAAGGAAGAATGAGCGAAGAAGCCGCGCCCCGCAAGCTGACGAACAAGCAGCGGATATTCATTGACGAATATCTCCGCTCGTTCAATGCTACTCGGGCGGCGATTGCGGCGGGGTATTCGGAGAAAACGGCGTTTAGCATTGGATGGGAAAACCTTAGAAAACCTTATATAAAGGATGAGATTACCGCCCGCCTTCGTCAAAGTCACATGAGCGCAGACGAGGCGCTTTCTCGTATTTCTGGCATTGCCAATGGCGACATTGGCGACCTGTTAGATAATAACGGATTGCTTGATATTCGGCAAGCAAAAGAAAAAGGGCTAAAGCGCCTGCTGCGCAAGATCAAGCAGAAAACAATTACGCGGATAGGCAAGACAGACACGGATGATGATATGGAAATTACAGAGATTGAGTTTGAGATGTATTCTGCTCACGAAGCGCAACGCGATATTCTCAAGGTCGGCGGCTCGCTCAAGGATACTGAAATCAATATCAACGTAAACCTAACCGATGGCTAATGTAAACGTCAACATTCCGAAGTCGGCTATAAATCCTGTTTACCTTCCGTACCTTGATAATTACGCACGTACACAGATTTATTTTGGCGGCTCGTCGTCTGGCAAGTCTGTTTTTATTGTCGCTCAAAGGGTAGTCTATCGCTTGCTCAAAGGCGGGCACAACTTCCTGATTTGTCGGCAAACCAAAAATAGCTTGCGGGCAAGCGTCATAACGGAAGTATCAAAACTTATCAAGGATTGGGGATTGTCGGCTCTGTTTAGCATCAACAAAACAGACGGGACGATAACATGCAAGAACGGATACCAAGCCTATTTCGTCGGCCTTGACGATGTTGAAAAGCTGAAATCAATTACGTTTGCCAAGGGCGCGCTGACTGATATTGTTGTTGAAGAAGCGACAGAGACAGACCGCAAAACGATCAAGCAGCTGATGAAGCGCCAGCGCGGTAAATCGGATGGCGTAAAGAAAACCTTGACGCTTTTGTTTAACCCAATTTATCAGACACATTGGATTTATCTTGATTACTTCTCTTCGCTGGGATGGGCAGAGACGCAGAAGGAATACAAGTCCGAGCGCCTATCAATTCTAAAGACAACCTACAAGGATAACGCATTCCTTGAACAAGACGACATTGATGACCTTGAAAATGAAACAGATAAGTATTTCTACAATGTTTATACTCTTGGTAATTGGGGCGTTCTTGGTAATGTCATCTTTACGAATTGGAAGGTGAGAGATTTATCCGAAGAGCGACAAACATTTGATAACTTGCGCGATGGGTTAGATTTCGGCTTCGCAAAAGACCCAGCAGCCTGGGCCGGAACGCATTACGATAAGAAAAAGAGTACAATATATGTATATGACGAGATTTACGAAACCGACCTTGATAACGAAGAATTAGCCGACCTACTCAGGCCAAAAGTCGGAACGCGCCGGGTAGTGTGCGACAGCGCAGAACCTAAGAGTATCAAGGAATTGCGGAAATATCTCATCAACGCTGTCGGGGCAAAGAAAGGCCCGGATTCAATCCGGTTTGGTATCAAGTGGCTACAGAAACAGACAATCATCGTTGACCCGTCTTGCGTCAACATGATTAGAGAGCTACAGATAGCAAAATGGAAAGAAGATGCAAACGGTAACGTGATTAGCCCGCCGCGCCCAGTTGATAAAGACAATCATTTGATTGATGGCGGCCTGCGTTACGCTTACGAAGATGACGCGGTTGACGCAGAGATAAGCTGGAACGACACACAGGACTTAGGCAAGGTTGACGACTATACAAGCCCCTGGGCATAAGGAGCAACACATGAGCAGACGAAAGCACGGCGACCGGCCCGCCGAACTTGCACAGGCCCGCGAAGTAAAGATAATGATGACCGAGCAGGGTACAAGCGGCCTGAAAGAATACAGCGGCTTTGTAACCGAAGCGTATCTAACAAGCCTGCAATGGCCCGCAGCCTATGCGGTTTATAATCGGTTGCGCCGATCTATGCCTGAAATCGTCATGATGCGCCAGGCGTTTTCGACGTGGGCGCGTAACGTTAAGCTAAATGTTGACCTGCCGGAAAATCCAACCGACGATGACACGCGCTATAAAGAGTTTGTCGAAAGCGTGTTTGAAGAGATGGAAGGCGGCTTTGGCTTGTTCATGGACACGCTTATCAATCACGTTCCTTTCATGGGTTGGGGCTGGTGGGAGATTGTACCCGGTCGGCGCGATATGGAATGGACGCCACCCGATGATGACACCTGGCAATCCGAAAGCGATGATGGCCTGATTGGCTTGCGTCGGCTTGCGTGGCGCGATAACTCATCCTTCTACTCATGGGAGTTCGACAAAAAGAAAAGACTGCTCGGCATGTGGCAGCAGGATTACCCCAACCCAAAGGTTATGTTGCCGCTCGAAAACTCGTTGCACATGACCTTTGGCGATCCGAACAACCCAGAAGGACTGACCCCGCTCGAGGCCGTGTATCGTCTTGAGCGCATCCGCTACGGGCTCGAAGTCGTGCAGGGTATCGGCTACGAACACGCCGCCGGACATTTGGCCGTCAAGAAAACAGAAGACGGGCAACTAAGCACAGAAGATAAGAACAACGTAAAAGACGCAGCCAGGGCGATCTTGACCGCCCGTGAAGGCAATTACGCAATGTGGCCGTTTGGCCTTGATGGGACGGTTATTGACGTACCATTCAGCGCTGCCCCATCTATTCTAGAAGCGATCAAATACTACGGCGTGACGGCGCTGTCTTGCTATACAATGCAATGGATTGCCCTATCAGCCACAACCGGCGCAGGTAGTTACGCGGCCATGAATGACAGTAGCAGCATGGGCGTTTTTACGTTCAACTCGATGCTTGATGGATTCGCCGCGCAACTAGACGCGCAAGTCGGAAAACGGTTGTATAATTGGAACAAGAGCGCATTTCCGAACATGACTGCCCGCCCCAAGTTGACGCTGACCCATATCGAAAAGGAAACGGCTCTCGCCGAAATGTCGGCCTTTGTTTCTGCTATGCGCGACGTGTTACCGTTGGGCGACGACGACATCAAAGAAATCCGTGAGCGCGTCCCGTTTTTGTCGAACAGCGCGCCAGACCCGGAAGAAGCCGACCAGCCCGAAGAGATGACGCCAGAACAACAGGCGCAAAAAACGATAGATATATTTGATAGTGCCAGCGCAATTTATCGAGCAAAGAAAGGGTAAATGATGGACGAACAGACCGCATCAAAAATCGTTGAACTGGCGTTAGGTGACTTCGCGCCAATCCGTAACGAGTACAGAACGCGGCTATACTCTGCCTTCCTGCAATACCTGGACGGCGGCAACCTAACCGCAACAAAGAATACGGCAAAACGCGCCGTAGCCGATGGATACCTGAACGCGGGCGAACTTGGTTACGAGGACGGCGGCGGCACTCTCCCGCTTGATGACGCAGCCAGCGCATGGCTTGAAAGTAGGCGCGATGCCGAGTTTGCCAATATCGACAACTTATTCAGGCAACTCAAAGAACTGCGATCTGACGAAGATTTTAGCAATGACGACAAATTCACAATAGCCAATACCCGCGCCGATGGCTATGCCGCTACGCTGGATAGCATCTACAACGAAGCCAAGACGCGCGGCGCGGGAAACAAGATGCTGACGTTTGGCGGGCTGGATGGTCACGGCCCTGAGTTCCCCTGCCCTGAGTGCGCAAAGCTGAAAGGCCAACGACACCGCGCGTCGTGGTGGGTCAGGCGCGGGTATGTGCCATTTCCCGGAAATCCCAACTTCACTTGTGGAACGTGGCGATGTCGTCATTTTCTATTTGACGATGCCGGAAAGGTATTTACCGTATGAGCGCCCCCTATTACATGGTCGAAGTTCGCACAGATGAAAACTTGCCAGAATCTAAGCACACAGAAAAGCTTGCTACAGCGAGAGCCAAAATAAAAGAGTGCATAGAGAAAGACACGGCTGGGCGCGTCCTTGAACTGAAAGAACAAGAATGTGTCGGTTTTGGGTATTTCTCAACTCTTGTTTATGCCGAAGAGGTGAAGGCATGAGTGACCGTGATTTCTGGATTGCCATTCGCGCCGCCCTGCTTGCGGTAGTTGCTGCGATTGAAACGGCCAAACTAGGATGGAAATGCAAACATGAGAAGGTATCCGATATTGCGTATCCGCGCTTAGATATTGTTGATCTGGGCGGCTGATAGAAGAAGCCCGTCATAATTGGCGGGCTTCGATTAGTGATTGACAGAATAATCATTCTGTGTATAATGAAATTAGCGTTGCTGTGGGTGCGCCGTAGACTAGAGTACGGTTGTTGAAACAACAGCATAGCACTCGGTAACGCTCTTTTATAAAACAACGCGCAAGGCCATGCCAGGCGCAAGCCAAATGAAGTGAACGCGAAAGCGGTAACTTGTCATAATAGACAGGTTGCCGCTTTTTCATTTCAAGGATAAAACATGAGCGCAAACAATTTCTTTTTCGTAGACTTGGCTTTGCAACAGATGGATGGTCGCCTGTTTGATGGGATGGCCTGGGGGAACTTCTTAGATATGCACAGGTCGCGCGTTGGGTTTAAGAAGGAAGAGCTACCTGAATATCTCAAAAACACCCTGGCCGCAATTGAAGCGACGCGGGGCGAGAGCGGGGAATTGGTCGGCCTGCCTATCGACGCAAAAAATCACGAACATGGCGATGCCGCTGGGTGGATTGTAGGGGCAGAGCTAGAGGGCGACATTATCAGGCTTTTGCCGCGCTGGACAGAGTTAGGGATGGAGTTGGTCAGCAAGGGCAAGCAGAGATTTTTTAGTCCATCAGTTGATCTAACAAACAAAATCATCATCGGCGGCTCTCTTACTAATTGGCCCGCCACTAAAAAGGACGGGAAAAATATACTTCGTCCAATCGAATTGTCTGACGGCGCACAAGCATACACCCTTGACGAAACCGAGAGTAAAGTTTTAGGCGTGCTGGCCGGTCTTTTCTCAAAGCTGTTCAATTCAAGCCAACCCGCCGAAGAGCCGGAAGCCGAAGAGCCACAACCAACACAGGAGCAAGATATGACCGCACCCGCAACCCCCGACATTGTTGAATTGCAAAAGACCGCAGAGTTTGCGGCGCTTGTTGACGAGAAGGTAAACGAACGCATCGCAGAGCTGGCGAAAGCTGAAAGCCGCAAGCGTGACACCTTAGACTTTTCCAAGCGCGTGACAACCGGCAAAGTGGCGCTTGCCATTCCCGCCGACGAACTCAGCGAGATTTTGTTAAGCCTGCCAGAAGAGAGCGAAACGAAAGTGCGCGAAGGGCTGCAAAAAGTCTTAGACGCGGGTATTGTGAACTTTTCCGAACAGGGCAGCGCGGGCACTCAGCCCGTAAAGAAAGAAATCCCCGCCGCTATCAAGCCGCTTGTGAAAAACTGGCTTGCGAATGGCAAATCTCTCGAATCGTTCTTCGTTGTCGCTGAAATGGGCGTAGCAGACGATTTCGACACATCCGAATTTATTAGCAAAGGATAATATCATGGCCGATCTGACCAAAAACGCCCCAATCCGCATCTTGGGCGAAGGTTTTACCGAAGAGTTTGTGCTGGATAACAGCGCCGCGCAGACTGTCTATAAAGGGCAGCCCTGCATCATTGACC